TTACATACTTTCTAAAATTTTAGTTGTTTTTTTGTCCTCTTCATTAAATTTTTCTTCTAACAAATGAGAATACACGGATGTAGTTATTGCTATATTTTTATGACCTAATCTTTTAGAAATGTAATGTATAGATACACCTTTTGCTAGTAAATAAGAACAATGAGTGTGTCTTAATGCGTGCGATGTAATAATTGGTATATTATTGACTCTACAGGCTGATTTCAAAGCATTATTGATAGCCTGAAGGTTAATTATAGATCCGGCTTCTTTGAAAATGTAACCATCATAGCTAATTGCAAATGTACTTATGACGTCCATAATGTGTTTCATATCAGATTTAGCGATACTGATATATCTAGGGGAAGTATCGGTTTTTCGCTCGTCAATAAATATAGTGTTTTTCACTTGGTTGATATGCTCAATCTTTATATTTCTTGCACCACTGACACGACAACCCGTACAAATCATTATGAATAGCGCTAATGATGAACGAGTTCTCTTCTTTCTGACGTGATCTTTTAGTATTTCATATTCAGTTACCGAGATGAATTTTTCTTGTTCTGACTTCGTAGGTTTTCCGGCTTTATAATTAACTTTATAAGCGGGGTTTTTAAAAATAAGTCCATCATATAATGCGTCATCTAAAGCTGACCGAATAGCACCGTTTGTTTTTCTTATAGTTTCTTTTGCGTGTTCTTTTGAATGGTCGTTTATGAATTTCTGATAAACTTGTCTATTTATCTTTGATAACTCCATTTTACCTATTTTATGTTTTTGTATATGTTGTAATGCATTTCTATAATGACGGTAGGTATTTTCTTTAACAACAGGTTGTTTATACGTTTTAATCCAATTTTCGAAGTATTCTTCAAGAGTTATATAGTTATCTATATTAAAACCACTTCTTAACTCATTTAACTTGTCTAGTCCAGCAGAATTAGCTTCACGCTTTGTTCTAAAACCTTTCTTACGGTATCTTTTTCCTTCATGCTTAAACTCATATTGCCATTTTTTACCATCGTAACAACGTGTTTTCATGTGTTCCCTCCTCAAAATTGGCAAAAAATAATAAGGGTAGGCGAGCTACCCGAAATTTCGCATTATAGATAGGTTAGTGACAAAATACATTTTTCGTCTAGATTAACCGTGCCTCTTAGATTATTAATATTTTCGTTTAGATGTTTTTCAGAAACTTTAGCAACTTCATAATCGTTCATGTAAAGTGTTTGGTTTTTTATTGTATAATTAAGTAATTCATAATCTTTGTATACTTCTTTTACTTTATCTATATCAACATTTTCAAGAACAAGTTTTTTTATGTTATTATAATTAAAGTTTTCCATTGTTTTCCTCCTATAATAGCTTATCTGCAATCATCACAGCTAATAAATCGTTTTGTCTTATTGCTTCTAATTTTAAGTTGAATATTTGTGTGACATATTTATCTGAGTCTCTAGGTACTTTATTAATTGTTTTAGAAAAGTTGTTTAACCATTCGATTTTATCTTCATATTTCATTTTACTATTTGCAAAATTCTTTTTCTGACCGTGTCTTAAAAGTCTAGTTGTATACTTCCCGGCAAGTTGGTGTCTTTTTTCTTGGTTTTTATAAATTGGACTTTTATAAATAGCTTTATAAATTTCGTTTATAGTAGCAAAATATTGATTTCCTGTACTTTTATTTACTGACAAATGATTGCTAGACTCGAAATCGTTGACTACAATATAGTATTCATAGTCGGTTTTTATCGAGTAATTTTTCGAATTCATCAAAAATTCTATAGTAAATAATTGGTCTTCAGCAGTTTTAGAGAATGTTTTGAATTTTATCTTGTTTTTATCTATAACACTTTTTTTAAACATTTTTAGTACTGATAAAGCATAAAAAATACTATTATCAATAATATCAGCTTTCGCTACATTTCCTTTCTCAAATATAGCTTTAGGAACACTTCTTCCTTTACCTTCAACTCCATATTTTCCAATTATTAAATCGCTATTATTTTCTTTGCCGTAATTATATAAATCTTCTAGTGCTCTTTCGTGAAGTAAATCATCAGAATCTAAAAAGAATACATATTCAGCTTTGCTCATTTTTAAGCCTGTATTTCTAGGTACGCTAGCATTTCCACTATTCTTTTTTAATTGTTTAAAACGAACTAATCCTTTATATTTTTTTATAACATTCAAAGTCTCACCATTGTCATTTGAATGATCATCAATAATAATTAATTCGTAATCAGTACTCTTCATTGTTTGATTTAATACAGAACTAATGGTTCTATGTAATTTTTCGCCGTTATTGAATGTTGGCATTATAACACTTACTTTTTTCATTTTCATTTCTCCTTTGCTTACTTTATATATTAAAGCGCCACATAGGCGCTATTAATCAATACGTTTTCACACTAGTAGGCGTTTTTTTGTTTAGTAAAATCATAATGAATCTTCTTTGGTTAACTTATCGCCATCTAATTTTTGTGAAATAAATTCCAAGTATTTACGCGCATTATGTGACGATAAATCTTTAGGTAACTCATAAGTGAATGGTTGATTACCACTAGTTAAAACTTCATATACTATAGTTTCTTTTTTTATTTTGCAATTTTTTATTTTCATTATAAACTTCCTTTCAAACACTGCTGAAATAGACGTCTTTTATATTAAAGTGCCATATAGGCGCTATTAATCACAATACAACTTTGCCCATTACTTTAATATTACTAAACGAAGCGACTTTGATATCATCATACTTCGGATTTAGCCTGATGTTTTTATATGATATTCAAGCCATTCATCTAATAACGCGTGAAAAGTCAAAGTTTTTAATTCGCTTGACGACTTGTTGTTTAGTTTTTCTTTTATTTTTTCTTCTAAACGAAACATTGCCTCTTTTTGCGATTGCTTTGTATTCTTATTCAAGACAACACTTACACGTTTCCATTTATCTGTATACGGATCTTTGTATTTCTCGTAGTATCTATACTTCGTTTCATTGTTCTTATTTTTAAATTTTTCAAACCACATTTTACATCCCTCCTCAAAATTGGCAAAAAAATAATAAGGGTAGGCGAGCTACCCGAAATTTAGTACTAGGTACTAAATGTGATATAATAAAATAAAAAGTAGGTGATGAAATGTGCGTAAAGTTTACTGACGCAGAAATAGCTTATATAAAAGAATCAGTTGAAAATTATAGTAGTGAATTTGATATTTATGACGATGAACAAGAACTTAAATTAAAAATTTATGAACAAATTATGTTAAAAATAGAGTCCGAATACAAGGATATCTATTTATTCCGTCTTATTAATTGATTTACTGTATTCGGTTAATATTCTTTCGTTTTCATCAACGATGTCCTTTAGTGTGTTTAAAAGGAAGTCGCAATCACCTTTGGCTACTGCACCGGCTTGTGAATGGTTGATTATATTTCTCATACTATAAGCAATTTCTACCCGTTTTTTGGTTCTATAATTCACTTTACCCTCTTTAGTTAATTCTCCTAATAATTTGGTGTACATAGTTGAATCGGTGTCTTTATGTTTGATTTTATTCACTTTTTTTAATTTGATTAAAAACGTCTCTATAGCAACAGCAAAGGTTGCTGCAGCTGGCAAATACAACTCCCTTTTATAAGCTTGTAATCCTTGTTCTATTTGATAAGAAAAAGTTATATCATCAACAATCTTTTTCATGCTATTTAAATCTAAGTGGTTGAACGGTTGTATTTCATCATGTGCTTTGTTTATCAATTTCTCTTTCGACTTCGATATCAATGTATTGTAATGATCGTTAGCTAATCGTTTGCCATAATTAAAAAATAAATCTAAATTGTTTTGTATTATTACAGTCCCGATATATTTTCCGTAGTAAATAGACGTGTAATAAATGTAGTTATTAAAATCTAATAATCCGGATTGTTCTTCTACATACTTTTTAGAATCATATATGTATGAAGTAAAGTGTTTAGACAAATGTTTGATATCAGTATTACGAAAATTATATATTTCTTTTAATTTACTGTCATTTGAGATAACAACGATGCAAGGTTCTTCAAAAAAAGATTGATTTAGATAAAATATCGAAATCTTGTAATCGTCTTTTCTCATGAATGGGAAGGCTTCCGGATTACTACTAAACTGATAAATGTATCTGTTTTCAACTACATATTTGTAACCTTCTAAAAAATTACGCAAGTATTCTTTTAAAGTTTTATTCTCTTCCATCCCTCATCCTCCTCGCGCCACATAGGCGTTATTAATCACAATACAACTTTGCCCATTACTTTAATATTACTAAACGAAGCGACTTTGATATCATCATACTTCGGATTTAGAGATACCAAATTAATATAGTCTTCGCATATATCTACACGCTTGATAAGACTTACTCCATCTAATACAACGAGTGCAATTGTACCATCTTTAATAGAATCTTCTTTCTTAATAAAAGCGTATGTTCCTTGTTTTAACATAGGTTCCATTGAATCACCATTAACTAAAATACAAAAATCAGCATTTGATGGCGTTTCGTCTTCTTTAAAAAATACTTCTTCATGCAATATGTCATCATATAATTCTTCTCCTATGCCAGCACCAGTTGCACCACATGCAATATACGATACTAGTTTAGACTCTTTATATTCATCTATAGAAGTGACTTTATTCTGTTCATCTAATTGCTCATTTGCGTAGTTAAGTACGTTTTTTTGTCTTGGAGGCGTGAGTTTACTGTATATGGAAGTGATGTCGTTATTTTCAATTTTTCTATTCTTAGAAATATCAAAACCCATAAGCCACGCTTCGTTAACGTTTAAAGCCTTTGCTAGTTCAAAGACTTTGTCTTGTTTCGCTTCATATTTTCCATTTAAATAATCGCTAATTGAGTTTCTGCCAATACCAGTCCTTCTTGATAGCTCTGATTGAGATATCTTCCGTTCAGACATAATTTGCTTTAATCTATCCTTAAAACTGTTCATATTTCTGAACACCTCCTAAGAATATAATACTACGTACAATGACGATTATCAATAATTTTTAACAAATGTTGTACAGAAAAATGTATTTTATGTGTTGACTTATTTAAACAAAGGTGTTTTAATTGATTTGTACAGAAAACCGAACAAGAAGGGAGGTGAGTTTATGATATACAATTTCGATTATAGTTTGCTGTACGAAAGAATGGCAGAGTATAGATATAGCCAAAGTTCTTTAGCGAACGCAATCCCTATTTCAAGGACATCTATTAATCACAAGTTGCAAGGAAAAAATTTATTCACACAATGGGAAATAAAACGAATCTGTGAATTATTAGAAATCCCGCCAACAAAAGTAGGTAGATATTTTTTTGAACAAAATGTACAGAAAACTGTACAAACATCTTAAAAGGAGGAACGAACAATGCAAGCATTACAAACATTTAATTTTGAAGAATTACCAGTAAATACATTAACAATCGAAAATGAACCATACGTTGTAGGTAACGAAGTAGCTAAGATATTAGGATATTCAAATTATCGAAACGCTATAAATAACCATGTAGAGGATGAGGATAAGCTACGTACCCAAATTAGGTACGCAGGTCAATTAAGGACTGTGACATTAATCAACGAATCAGGATTATACAGTCTAATCTTCGATGCTTCTAAACAAAGCAAAAACGAAAAAATCAGAGAAACCGCTCGGAAATTCAAACGATGGGTAACATCAGATGTCCTACCAGCTATTCGCAAACACGGTATATACGCAACAGACAATGTAATTGAACAAACATTAAAAGATCCAGACTACATCATTACAGTGTTGACTGAGTATAAGAAAGAAAAAGAGCAAAACTTACTTTTACAACAAGAAATTGGAGAGCTAAAACCCAAAGCAGACTATGTAGATGAAATCTTAAAGTCAACTGGAACATTAGCTACAACTCAAATCGCGGCAGACTACGGTATATCAGCACAAAAGTTAAACAAACTACTACACGAAGCTAGATTACAACGAAAAGTGAATAAACAGTGGGTGCTTTACTCAGAACACATGGGCAAGAGTTACACAGAATCAGACACTATACCAATTGTACGCTCTGACGGTAGAGAAGACACAGTTTTACAAACTAGATGGACACAAAAAGGTAGATTGAAAATACATGAAATCATGACTGAATTCGGTTATGAAGCTAACGTAACTGCTTAACAGGAGGGCGCAGCAAATGGAAGATCAAAACAAAAAAAGTCATTTATTACTACTATGACGAAGCAGGTAATAGACAACTATTATCAATTGGAGATTTGAATCTCTATTTATTAAAAGATATTAAATCAAGATTTGGTTTATATAAAAAACAAATCCCTGATTTAGATAATCTGTTCGTTCAAATAGACGGTGTTGAATTTAAAGTACTATAACCCGAGCAATGCACCTCTTAAACAACATTATACACGAAAGGAGCATAAACAAATGAACACACTATACAAAACAACCTTCCTCATCACAATGGCAGTTGCGACTTGGAAGGTTTGGAAGATTGAGAAAAACACAAGATTTAAACTTAGAAATTTTGATTATCCAAAAATTAATAATGCTCAGAGCAAATCATTGTTGGATATTGCTAGTCACGATTTAAAAGATATTTAACTGTATTCAAAATTTTCATATCTTGTTGAGCTTTTAAGCTTTCGTATAAAGCTATTGAATAAATAATTTCGTAAGATACGTTTTCAGGAGCATCTTCTTTCAACTTATTTATTCTATCTCTAAAAAAGTCACTGTCACCACCGAATTCTTTTTCGGCTTGATTACTAAGTTCACCAAAGAAATTTTGAAAATCATTAAATTCCATACTTATCACCTCCTTTCACTAGGAGATAACTAAATTATACACGAAAGGAATGGTAGAAGTGCCACCACACATTCAACAAATGTTATACGAAATCCAGTTAAAAGCTGGTATACCTCAAAAATTAATGGAAATGCAAGGTTTGATAAACGATGAAACAACCAAAGAGGAGAAAAAAGAAAATGAGTAACATTTATAAAAGCTACCTAGTAGCAGTACTATGCTTCACAGTCTTAGCAATTGTGCTTATGCCATTGCTGTACTTCACTACAGCATGGTCGATTGCAGGATTCGCAAGCATAGCGACATTCATATTTTATAAGGAATACTTTTATGAAGAATAAAAAAACTGCTACTCACGGCAATGAGTAACAGTATCAAATATTCAGGAAATAAAATTCAAGTTCAATATAAAACGAAAAACGGAGGAAGTCAAGATGTATTACGAAATAGGCGAGGTATGTCAAAAGGTAATTAATGTAGACGGATTTGATTTTAAATTAGCAGTTAAGAAGAAGGACCACAGCATTCTGGTGAATATCTTAGATTTAGAAGATAAGTTTATCGACGGCATAAACATAACTAATGAGAACGATCTATACACAGCATTAGACATATTGAATCAATCTATTTACGAATGGATTGAAGAAAACGCAGATGATTATGACAGACTAATTAACTTAGTCATGAAATGGTAGGTGCGATATGAAAACACATAAATTTAAACGAATGGCAATTGACTTAATAGAACGTGTACAAAGCACTTCTTATCAAGTTGATTATAAGTACAACGTTATATGGGTCTGGCACTACAGCGATGACTATTTAGGAAAAGTCGCATCAATAAATATGCACAACAATGTAGATGACGATAACACAATATTGGCTAGATACGAGAAAGCTAAAAAGATGATTGCAGGGGAGGCGTTAAGCGATGGCTAATCTATATGAGTTATCAGAAGCATTTAAAGAGTTGTCTAATCAAGATGAATTAGATCAAACATTATTAAAAGACACATTAGATTCTATTCAAGCAGAAATGAATGTCAAAGTAGATAACATTGTCAATTGGAGACGTGAAACTTTAGGTGACATAGATGTCATAGATAAAGAGATTAAGCGACTTCAAAATTTAAAGAAACAAAAACAAAATTTAACTGATCGATTAAGAGATCACTTAAAAGAGATGTTAGAAACACAGGAAGTAGATAGTTACCGCACAGCTACTAAT